GTATCAACAGCTTTGCCGCTAGCAACGCTTGCCAGCGCGCAGCGGAAAGACGGAACATTTGCTGATTGTCGAGTTGCACAAAGTATCTGGAAGGATTCCCGCGACGTGTGGCCATAAAAGAAAAGCGTGCATGGGGATCACACCCGACTGTGATCCCCATGCACGCTACAGTTTCACTTAACTGAAGGGTTCGCCAATAAGCTAACGAAACGAGCAGTGCGAACAAGTTTTCGTGCTATCAAGATAATTTATACACCAAGCGCCGCCAATTTGCTAGCGATACTTGCTTTTAATTCAACGCTTAGCGCTGCGCCGTCCGCGAAAGCCTCGCTCTCGCTCATTCGGGATTGCGAAATACCCCGCAAAACAGCGCTTTGAAGGATCAAAACCAAGTCAGTCCACACAGCGTCGTCTGTAGCGCGCGTCCCTCTGGCTGTGGCAGCTTCGGCAACTGTAGGCAGTGGCAAGGGTGGCTCTTTCGTGGCCTCAATCACGGCCTTGAGCGAATTGAGCGAGAATTGCGCAAAGAATGTGATCCGCAAAAACTGCTCTCTCTCTTTGCCGCTCAAGCCTATAACCCCTTCCGCCTCAGCTTGGCGCAAGTCCTCGATAATGGCCGTGACAATGCCTAGGGCGTCAGCCTTCTTGTACCCACTCTGCACCCTGGCGCGCAGTATGGCAAGCGCGGCGTCTACTCTGCCAAGTATCGAATAAGCCGTTTTCGCGGCTGCCGCTTTGATCCTGCCGGCTCGGTTAAGTCTGTCAACGCTGTCTGTCACAGCCACGAGGGCGGATTGAGCGTTGGCCGAATATACAGCCAGTTTAGCCGTGGGTGTCTTTGGCCCACAGGCAGTGATAAGTGCGAGATTGAGAACGAGAGCGAGCGACACGGTTAGGGTGAGAGATTTCCTCATTGATTTTGTTCCTCTGCTGGTTTGGGTTTAGGATTGCCAAGATTACCGCGCATATGAAGGGCAAGCGCGCCAATAGTCGCGGTTTTGAATACCTGGAATATGAACATGATCCAAAGGCCGATAATCTGCGAGGTATGCGATGCTCCTTTTCTGACGAGCAGCAGGGCTGCCACCTCTGCTAGGGAGTTGAACGCAATAGCCGCGAGCGCGGCAATCCAGTACGGGCCAATCTTGCTGCGCGCTTGAAAGAAGTCATAGGCAATCAGGAACGCGGCGCCAGCGTCCACGATTGCAAGTGCTACCCAGATTACGCTAAATACTACGATCACTTTTTATTCCCGTTTTTTACAGCTTCGTGCAATGAACGTAATTCCCTAGTGATTTCTTGAAGGGCGTTTAAGTTTTGCTGTTGGGATTCGGCCATGAGGGTTGTCATAGCGCGAATCGTATCCGCAAATTTATCAGTTTGAGCGTCCAGCCGATCTTGCGAGCGGTTGATTTGGGCTGTGAGAAATGGCCACAAGTACTTAGCAATGCCGTAGCCGACGCCTAAGACCATAACGCCCGCAATGCCGATTTTGCTGATGATTTCCGGCCATTGTTGATCCATTGAGTTGCTATAAAGCGCTGGGGTGGGGTCGCTAGCTGTTGATTGGCCCCAGCGCTTCCCGGAGATACGAACGTGGGCAGAATAGAGTAGGCGCATTATCTTGTCAACATTGCTAACAAGTTAGCACTTTTAGGGTGGGATAATATTTATAAATAAGTAAAAATAACCTTGACTTGTAATACCCCTGCGGGTATACTTCACTCATCGCAGCGGCAATAAAGCAGCGCGACGGAACAAGAACCGACAGCAACGGGCCTGATAAGGAGAACGCGTAATGAGAACCAATAAGCAAATAAAGATACTTCGGGATGACCTCAAAAAAGGGGACAAGGTAAGAGTGATTAGCTCAGTTGAAGCATTCTATAGCGGCTACGCGGGACGCCCTCAATTGATCCTGTCCCCAGATATTCTGGGAACAGTTGGAGCTGTCAGAGTGCCCGTTGTTACAATCAGAGAGCCACGTCGGCCATACGATGAATATGTTTGCGTTGACTATCTCTGCCCTATCACAAATGAGATTCAACGGGCCGCAGTGAGCTATAACAATCTGGTGTCCGCATAGGTACAGTCCATGGAATGGACTTCTAAGACTAGCAACCCACGTGGCTTACCCCACTCAACAACGCAGATAACCGGAGAAATGAAAATGGCACTGACAGAAAAAGAAAGAGCAATACTGAATCAGAAATGGCAGAGCAAAACCGTGTACGCGGTTTATATCAGACTTCACAACGACCTACACTCGCACCTGATGCGAATTGTTGAGTCGCTAGAATCTGCCCAGGCCATTCGAGACACATTTATGCGCCCCGGTGGTCAAGGTGGCGGTGGGTATATCAAAGAGGGCCGGACGATTCAAAACAGCGACCAACTTGAGATGGGACGTGTCATTGAAAAGTTCGGCCAAGTGAGCAAATAGCAACCCACGGGCTACGTTTGGCAATCAGTAAACCTTGCGAATGTGACGCCGACGATTAGGTCTGGGGCTTCCGTAGTTTGTCGCTGTTCCCGGCTAAGTTCGCGAGCAATAGTCATTCCCAGGGTTTGCTGGTTGCCAAGCTTAACAATGGAGGAAGAGATGGACACGAGATTTGACGTTGAAATTCGACGCAGTAACAGCCTCGCCCTGCCTGTGCAAATCTGGGTGAGAAACGCCTTTGGAGACGTAATAGCTCGACACGGCTTTGAAACCTACACCGACGCAAGGGAGTGGCTAAAGGGCACGAAGTATCATGTGATTTATGACGAGGTTGATAGCCGATGAATCCCACCGAGCGCCAACAATCACTAGCCGCCGCCCGCCACGCATGCGATAGACTTGATGGCTATAAGTTCTCAGTTGAGGAAGTTATCAGGTTCCAACAGCAAACAGCGCCGGAATTAGGCTTTTTCTTGTATAACATACAGGAAGTAATTACCAACTTAGTCGCCGGATTCAAACTGCTGGACTCTGGCGAACAAAAGCGCAATGAAGCGGCGCGCAATAATGGCCAGTTCGGCAAGCTCGGCGGCTGGAAGAAGGGACGCAAGAGAAAAAGCGCCGGCTGATTAGCGCCACACGAACAACGCAACAACGCGCTTGAGGTACAGCTTAGCCGCACGGTATCTCTGGGGCGTTTTCTTTTGCGCCACTTCCCTTTCAAGCGCCGTGTTCGTCTGGTTCACTTCCCGGACAACGAAGCGAATCATTTCAGCGTACTTATTGGCTAGTTGCCAGTCTATGCGGTATGGCTGTGCGCTCTGCCAGAATAGCGCTCGCTCGCGGCTGATTTCGAGATACTTGGCGCGAAGCCATTCAAGATACTCTTCATATTGGCGGATTGCGTTCACTCATACCTCCCGGCCAGTCCCATTTCGGCCTTGATTATCCCCGCAATCGTCTGATAAGCGCTGATCTCGGTTTCGAGGGCGCGCTTGCGATCTCTGGCAGCCGACAGTAGGGCGTCGGCCAAATGCGCGTCTCGTCTCTCTACCTCACAGGCAATGTCCCTCTGAGCCTCGCGGGCTTGCACTGTGCCCTCGCTTTGCAAATAGGAAATGGCCTTTTTGTGTCTGTAGCTTTGATCGCTTGTGGCCCATTTCTCGCTCAGACTGTCTATTTTGTCCGACGCTTGGCGCAGTTCAGCCACCGCGCACAAAAGCAATTGCTCAAGTTCTTGTGTAGTCATAAAGTCGCTTCCTCCTTTGTCGGCTCTATCTGGTACAAGCTGTTCCGCCGATCCACCACTTGATAATTAAGCTCCCCGCCCTGCCGCATATCTCGCAGGATTCGGCCCGCGCTGTCTGGCGCAATGGGCGTGTGGGCATTGACGAAGCGCGTTAAGTCGGCCATATGGAACTGCTCACCGACGCCCCGCAAGCTGAAGAACTTCAGTATCAGCGGGGCGATAACGGCTTTGCAGCGCGCTAGCTCGCGGGGCTGGATTGCTTGTTGATGTAGGTTAAGTGAAAGCTGTTCCATTACTGCTCCTTCATCCACTTCTGAAACGCGGATCGTTCTTCCGCCGTCAGTTTTAGCCACGCCTTTTGCGCTTTCTCTAAGTTCGTCGGCTCTCGAACAATCCCGGCAGCTTTCGCCGCTGAGCGGACAGATTTATATTCGCCGGCTTTCATTCGTTCGTGGATGTCGGGGCGGTCACGGGCGATCCGGGCGGTTAAGTATTTAACGTCATTGCTGCCCTTGGCCTTAATAGATTTTGCCCGATTGGATTCATTGACTTTATCTGTCAAATCAGTTATGACGTGGGCATAACTGATTTGACTTGTAAAGCTTTTATTTGCATTGCAGTTGCCCTTCATTGCTTCTTTTTTGGTTAGTAACGTCGCTGCATCTAACGCCTGCCTATCTGGTATTGCGCCGAAGTGTCCAGCGGCTTCAAGCGCTCGAACGCCTATCTCGACCTGTTCAACAAACTCTGGTTCGGTATCCAATTCCTCACGACAAAAGCGCTCCCATGTTTTCGGTTCATCCTTGAAGTACTTCTCCCATGCGCGATGCTCTTGTAGTTCGCGGACGCTATACACCAATGGCCGACTATCAGTAGCAGCATTGGAGGCCGCTTGGCGAGCCGCTAAAATAAGCCGTTCGAACCATTCTGGCGTGCAGGGTATACTCCACTTCGGTCTAGCTTGGCCTTGAGCCATGGCGGAACCTCCCTTCTATGTTTCATTGTCTCGTATTCGGCATTCAGCCAATCGAATTTCGGCTTAAATTCGTGCTCCATCATTCCGTCGCTTCTACGAGAGTCTGCCCCCTTAATCCATTGGTCATGGGTAAAAGCATAAAGGGCGCTTTTGAGGTCTTTAGGTGTCGCCGTTTTTGGGTCGCCGCCCTGAGTTTTGATATAGAGTTCACCCGCCTTACGTACAAATGTACTAGTCAGGTGCTTAACCCTATCTCGATAGGGTTGCTCTGCTGAGCGAACAGGCAAAGGATTCGATTGGCGCGGGCGCTCCGTGCCCAGGTTGGCGCTGTAACCTTTCACGGCCTGTCGCAGCCACTCAGGGTTGGACTTCGCTATCTCCATAGGCATCCCGACACGGACAGCGTAAGCGATTATATCTTGTAGTTCCGCATCAGTGTCCCCGTTAGTACTACCCGACGGGGTTACAAACTGCGTCCACTCATGCTCCGCTGTTACACCAAGGGGTTCTCTGAATAATGGCCAGGGGTCGCCGCCATCGCCGCCTTCTTTTTTCTGCTCACACTCTAGCTCTACTTCCAGGTCGGTGATTAAACGCGCCATTTCAGTATCCGCGCTTGCGATAACATCGCACACATCGTCAGAATATTTAGCGATTGCGCGATTGCGGCGGAGGCCCCTGCCGAGTCTTTGTAGGTTCTTTGTGTCGCTATAGATAATGCTGAAATCCACTACGATACTGGCGCGGACGTTATTGGAACCTTCGCCGAACATATCCACGTTAAGGAGACAGGGGAGGGTTCCATCTTTAAACCGCTGGATAATTGCTTTGTTTTCTTCCTGACTTGGGCGGGCAACGCCTACCCAGTCTGCAAAGCCGTCGCCCGCTACGGTATTGAACTGCTGCGCCAGCATTTTTATATGGTCGCATCCCATACCGAATCCGAGAATTTGATGCTGTCCAGAGTGACGCGCGTTTTTCGCGTCGTACAAGTCGAGGGCCTCGTGTACTTGCTGGGCTATATATTTATTATCTAGCCGAAGTTCTTTGCGCGCTTCGTAGACGTTGAACACGCCATATTTCTCCTGGAACTCTTTCATGTCCTTAATGCCTTCCTTGCGCAATAGCTCTGTCGTGACATGCACTGCCGTATCTTGGCCCGGCGGAATTACATCAACGCCATAGTGTCCAATGTGGCCTCTTGGCTCTCGTATAGCCTGCTCGTCTCTCGCTTCACGGAGTGTCACCTGGACATCGGGAACGAATATGTAAGCGTCTCCGTCCGGCTGGTAGCATCCAGCTATCGTATGTTCTCGGTCTGTGCGAATCGGAGTCGCTGAAAGCATCGTCGCGACGGCAATATTGCCTTGGCGCATCAGTTCGCGTATCGCCCTGCCCCAAGCGCGGTCTTCAGACAGCCGGTGAAATTCATCATTTATCAGTTGCCAAGAACCGGTCGCCAACAGTTCGCCATAAAACGAGGGATTGCGGCATATACCCTGATACGAAGCGACGAATATTTCCGCCTTGCCGGACTCGTGATTGCGATAGTCGGAAGTGATGCCCGTTACTTTAAGTCCGGCATATTCCTTAGTAGCGCGGATAATTGAGCTTCCCCAAAACTCAGCGTTCTCTTGGGCTTCAAGCGCCCACGTCTCGCGCAAGTCGTCGTTGGGTACAGTTACAAGGGCGCGGTTAACGATTCCACGTCCTCTGTAGATGAGATAGGTTCCCATTCCTGCCAGGGTCTTTCCATAGCCAGTAGGAAAGACAACCCTATCTAGATGGGTTTCCCCTGACCGCGCTTCGACCCCCATTGCGCGATTGAATAATTTCGCTTGTCCGATTAGGGGCGTGTTTTTGCCTCTGATGTATTTCTGCCACGCTTTTGATTGCATGGCGGGCATGTCGCTCTCAGATTCCATAACTTGGTTTCCCCTCCCTGCGAATAGAGTTGTATGTGGTCAACGTGGAAGTTATCCGGCAGCAGCTTCCCACATATCGCGCAATTGCCCTTGCTGAGCAAAAACGCCATTAGCCGCTGTGTCTTTGTTGCAAAACGTCTTGCCATAAAAACCAAAAGCCTTTTGATCTGCGTTCCGGTCGTGACAATTGCCCAACGAGTTAGGCTGACCACGAACGCAGATCAAAAGGCTCTACCCGTCGCTTCGGCTTGTCACAACCGTAATGCCAGCGTGAACATAGCATAATCAAACCCAAATTATCAAGTCTACAAAATGGCTAGATAAATTTGTTGACAAGTTATCACAGTGTGCTATAGTGAAAACCGGCGAGAACATTCAGAACTTGAACTGTTTGATTGATAACGACTTACAGGTGTAAACAATGAAGCGAAAAACACACAGCAACCTTAGATTCTTTCGCGGCGCTGTCACGCTGTTTGTGATCGACGCCGCGCTGTTAATCGCCTACTTGATATGGAGATAAGCCATGCTAACCACAGAAGCCGAAATCAAAGCCGACATGGCCAAACTAGATGGCGCAATCGTCGAAAAGTATTCACAGATTGAGGAATCCGAAGCCAGCACGGCCCTGTATCGTCGGCAATGCGAGGACTTGCACCGACAGCGCGCCACTTTAGAAAAACAGCTACAACGTGAAGTGGCGCCGCAGATCAAGCCGCAGGGCAAGTGCGTGACTATAAAAATGCCTAACGGCTACTTTTGGAAGATTTAACGACTTTGCGGGCTGGATTGAGCAACCACGCCCGCGCCGGGGAGTGCGGTTTTAACCGTGTCTTTGGTGGCCGCACTTCCCCGCTCAATTAAAGGAATCCCCCATGCTAGTGCAGGTGAATAAGCAAACATTTTTAGAGCCAACGCTAACCAAACCGGCTAGACTTACTCCAAAGCAGGTAAAAGCGTTGCGACCGGCGCGCATTGTTGGCGTGCTGATAAGAAACAAAGAGATACGCGCGGCAGCGATAGCCGCAGAGAGGACAAGCAAATGAGCGAATCAAGGATTACGGAAGGATCATGGGAGTTCACTATCTACGGACTTCCAGCCGGAATGATTGAGGAACAGCGAAAGTTGGGCATTGAGCCGACGCGAATACTCAGCAATGACGGCGCGGCCACAATCATGGGCGGCCCGGAAGACGACAGACGGCCAGTTGCCCGCGTTGAATGCCATGCGCCCTTCAAGCGCGGACAGGGCCATAAGTCGGTGTGCGCGGAGCGTGACGCAAACGCCCGCCTGATAGCCGCCGCCCCGGATTTATTGGAGGCTTGCGAAGCTTTCGCCGCGTTTGAACGACACACACCCGATTGCGCCAACTGCGATGAGTGGGGCGCAGGTAATTGCCAAGAGGGACACAGGCTGTACAGCGTGGCGTGCGACTCGATAAACGAAGCAATCGCTAAAGCGAAAGGGGAAAGCAAATGATCGAGCTTGCGCGTGATCCGTTGGGGAGCGGTAGCGCGCGAGAGGGGAGGCGTGACGAGCAACCGCGCCTCCTTTAACAGCTTGCGCGTGAACTTTTGAAGTGTGATTCACGCGCCAGAGGGGAGGGGCGTAAACGGCAACTTCGCCCTTCCCTGCACTTTCACAGAGACGGAAACATGAGCGACTTCAGCAAATGGTACGACGGATACGAAAGCGTGATTAAGGGGATCGAGATAACGCCCAAAGGTAAACGCCGGTGCAACCGCTGCGGATACCGCTGGCTACCACAAGTGGAACACCCAAAACTCTGCCCGCATTGCAAGTCGAAACTGTGGGCCACACCTCGTTGCTACCGACTCAAAGCCAAACCAGAAATTCAGCCGACAAGGAAGAGGGGAGGATCATGGCAGTAAAACTAACTATGCCCTACTTAGGCGCGACGAACATTAAGCGAATCAAGAAACTTAGCCCAGCACAACAACACCTTTTCGTCGCTCTCGTAAAAGAACGGCTGCCGCTAGCCGAACAGTTCGAGGACATGCAACCGGCGCAGATCGTTGTTGACTGTTTAAGCTACGCTGAAGAGACGAAGGATTGCGAGAAAGAATTGGCGTGGCTGAGACAGCCAATCCCGTCAAGCCACCACGATCACAGCCACACCGGGTGGGCTATGCGAAAGTACGGGGAGGGCTGGCGCTAGCGGGGAAGGGGAGCGGTTAGGCCGGCAGAGCCAACCCTAATTGCAATGTGGACGCCGATTCAATTACAGCGTCCAAAAATCTCTTAGCCTCGGATTGAGCCTCTTCAATCTCACCGGCAATTCGCAAAACCTCTTTAGGCTCGCTCGCTTTTTCGCGCAGTTCGATCAACAGAGCGTCTACGCGCAAAAGTGACAATCCGTTTAGCTGCGATGATGCGCTTGATGTCTCGGACGATTTCTTGCTCATTCTTTTCACCTCTCAAAGTGTCACAGTCCTGCTGATTCAGGAAACCGCAATACTCGTAATCTTGCCCCAACTTGGCCCCCGTGTCACTAAATAACAGCGGGCGATGTTCCAGCGAAAACCCGTCCGAAACCGGCTTCCAGTAAAAATACTTGCCAATATCCGGCAAACCATTTTTGCGTGGACGGCCTTTTCGCCCGGATTTTTCGCCAGACTTCCGACGGTTTTTCGCTGGCGAAATCTCGCGCGTCCCGACTATCTTTTCGCCAGCGTACACCGTCAACGTAAACGGTTGCTTTTCCTGACGTTCCCGCCCTTTTTCACTAGTGAAAAGTGGCGGTTTTTCACTAGTGAATTCCAGGGGGGGGGCGCCAGCGATTTCCGGGGACTTTTCACTAGTGAATTGTTCCGGTTTTTCGCTGGCGATTTCCGGCACTGGTTCGGGTTTGTTGTTTTTCGCTGGCTGCGCCTCAATTTTCGCCACCGGCTCGGCGCTCAACGGTGGCTCTGCGGTTTTCCCACATCATTGCTCGCGTCGAACTCATGTGGAAACGGATTTTCCGGTTGAACCAGCGCGACCGACCGCTGCAAGTGATCCGCTATCCCGTCAAAGTTCTCGTCTATATCCTGCTTGTTGGCCATCATCCAGAAAACCGGCGCCACAGAGATGAGCGATAGGATGAACAGAACTGAGTACATCCAGCCGTCAATGTACCAGCGCGGCAAGATTGAGGAATCTTTAACCTTGTCGGCGCTTGCCTTCACAGTGTTGGCTACTTCCTCTTGCGCCTTTTTGGCAATCTCCTGCTGGGTTTTTGACTTCCACTTGCCACTGGCGCCTGCCATTTGTTCCTTGCTCATTTTTGTCAAGGTTTCTTCCAGTCGCTTTTCGGCGTCCACCTGCACCGCTTGCGCTTCGGACATTCCCCGCAGCACGCCGGCGTGAACCAAAATGGCAGGCGCCAGAATGAGGCTGAATATCAGCGACCACTTGCGGACATTGATATGCTTGTTGAAGCAGTGCCACAGAACCAACGCCAATAGCGCAGCTTCACCCGCAGTCGCACCAAGTTTCGTCACGGCAGGGTAGGCGACTTTGAGGCCGTCAATATGTTCCCAGAACGCGGCTATTGACCACAGCGCCAGCAGAAGCCACAACCCGACGCCGACAAGGGCCATTTGGCCCCGCTGTGACAGCAAAGACTCTTTTTTATTCGGTTGATTCATATGCCCTCTTTCGGAAAAAGAGGACGTGGTAAGTGTTGGCCGTTGGACAGTTAAGGGAAGCCCCGTTTATTATCCACGCGCCCGCACTCGCCGCACGTCCGTTGCGGTTAAAAGGCTCGACAAATGGGTTTCATCCTTTGTCGAGCCGTGTGCGGGTTTATCCTACCATTCGGTAGGCTGGGTGTCTAATGGTGTTAATGTGTTTACGTCTCGGATTGTCGCGCTCGACGCAGGGCATGCGGACGCTGGCGCGATTCGCTGCTAGCCACGGGCGTCTAAACGCAAGAGAGCGGCATTATACGCGCGCGCGCCAGTTCCCTTTTACCGCTCTCGTGAAAACGTAGACTCTAAGATTGCCCGGCCTATGACTTCCGCACACTGCGGGACGATAGCGTTACCAATCGCCGTTAGTCTGGGTTTGAGCCATCCAGCCACGTCGCCGGAAATCCCATCAACCTCAGGCGAAATCGTGCCGACCTGGCTAGGTCTTTCCGGCCAAGCCACCACAGGACATGATTCAATCTCTTGCCTGTGCGCCGGCTCATATACTTCTTTGTGCATTGCGGTGAGTGGTAATCCGACGCTACTGGTGTCGGCCAGTCGTCCGATGTAGAAGAGTCGTTCTCTTCTATGCGGTGCGCCGAAGTCTTCAGCAGCCAGCTTGAGGGGCAGGAGGTCGTAACCTCTAACTCCAAACTCACCCGCAAGCCATTCGTTGAATTGAATTCCGTCAATCTCAAGACTAGCGACTCCGCGAGGGTTCTCCGCCAGCACCCACAAGAGAGGCTGTTCTTGCGCGTCGTTGATTTCAGACACTAGGCGCAGATAGTCAGGCCACAGCCACCTATCGTCGGCGGCCCCTCGTCGCTGTCCGGCGACGCTTGCGGGCTGGCAGGGCGGGCCTCCAACGAGGGCGCCAAGTTCTCCGCAATTGGCTCGAATAAGTTCGCCCGTAAGCGTCTTGACATTGGTATGCCTCCAAACGTTCGGCCAGTGTTTTTCAAGTACGGCGTTGCAGAACGGCTCAATCTCGCATTGCCCGACGCAACGCCAAGTCGCGCGCTCCAAGCCCAAATCGAATCCGCCTATTCCTGTGAATGTGCTGAAAAAGGGAATCACCCGCCCACCCCTTCCCCTTCCGTCTTGGTAACGATAATTTCGACTTCGGGTTTTAGCTTCCAGCGCGCGCCGACTTCCTGCGTAAGTGTTCCCAGCTTTAGCCACTTCGGCGAGTCGTCCGGCGTGATCGCATGCTTAAAAAGCGCGTCAAAAATAGCCTTCAGCGACGCGCGCGCGTTGTCCTCGTCAAGCGTTCGCCCACGCCGAATGGTTACAGACACCATGACAGGGAATGGGGCAACGGGCTTCCCCGCTTGAACCCAAATCCATTCAGCAGCGCGCTTGTGGGCGGTCTTGGCCCGAATCCAGGCGCGGAGTTTGCCGCGCCTGTTCGGGTTCTGATCGTTTACGTCAACGGGAATAGTCAATCGGCAGATTTCCATACTTAAAATCCCGGCATAACAATGGTGTTGGTGATAGCGCGCGCCAGTTCAAGTTTGCGCTCGTCGGACAGTCCCGCCAGATCAATAGGCAGGCAGCCGTGGAGGCGAAGAAGCGCACGAAATCCGGGATCGAAAATCCCGTCACGGCTCAGCGCTTCCAGCAGCACAGCCGACGGATCGGGCTTGAAGACATTAGCCTCAATTGCGGCATGAATTGCGGAATCGTTAATTGAAGTGGACATTGTTTTTCTCCTTTTACGCGAGCGTTGCACAAAGCGCGGTGAAGCGCAGGGTTATGGATTCGGTAACAAGCCAAGTGGCGTCGAACCGCACCGACTTAGCGTCTCGGCTCATTTCAAGCCGAGAGGATTCGCAAGCGTCCAGTGCGCCGCGAAGATTGAATGCGTTAGATCGGCAGTTGAAATTGGCAATAGCGGACTCTATGGCGAAGCCGTCATTGCCCGTCCCAACGTCTTTGGCCTCGGTGGTAAGTTCGACGTAATCACTCGCCACCGTAACCGACAGGGGCTTGAAACCCTTTTCGGTATCGTCGGACACAACGAACAAACGCCGTAACGCTTGCTGAAAATCAACCTTCTCGAACTTGCCAATCACGTCTTTCTTGCGATTAAACAGCAAATCATATTGCGGCAGGTTGCCGGACATTAGCTTGCCAGAGACGGCACGGTGGCCGTTCTCGAACTTAACGGCGCGCTCACCTATCACGCAGACTGTCGGGGCGTCCGAGTTGACCGACAGGGACGCAAGCGCAGGGAAGAATGGACGGTGCAATCCGACGCTGAAATCCGGGTTGTTATACGCGGGTGCAATCTCGACTTCAGTTCGCAGCGCCAATTGCTGATTGCAGGCTGTCGTCAGCAAACGCCCCCCGCTCGCTCTCAATTCCATTACCTGCGTGTTGCCGAACTTGCTTACCTCAACGTCTACGGCTCGCACCGTGGCGGCAATCATTGCCTTCAGCGCAGCGGTGGGAAGCGCGACAAGCTGGCCTTCCACGTTCTCGACATTCGGAAACTTGTCCACCTCCCAGCCGGCCAAGCTGAACTTTGAACGTCCGGCCTTCACTTGCAGTTTGCCCGGTTCAACCGCAAGTGATACCTCACCCTCGCTTATGTTCTTCACGAGGCCCGACAGGCGCCGCAAGTCAACGCAGATCGCGCCAGCGCCGGAAACGTCAAGAATTGGCACTTGCGACTGCGCGGTAACGTCCAGATTCGTGGCGGTGAGTTTTAGAATCCCGTCGCCAGCGTCCAGTTTTACCGTCGCCAGGATCGGGATAGTGTTTTTGGTTTCGCCAGCCATTGACACGAAATCAAGTTCTCGCGCGAATGCGGCCCGGTTGACTAAAAATTGCGGTACTGTTTGCGCTTGTGGCATTTTGTTCTCCTATAGTTCCAATGCGTCGGTAAGTAGTCTGATTGCCCGCTGGTATTCGTCGGGCGTCAGAGTGAGCTTGCATATCCGCCCTTTGGCCGCGTTGTAGATGCGATGTCTTTTCAGTTCGCTTTGTACGCCGCGCGCGTCAATGACGGCGCTAGCGATAATGGCGCTGATTGCGATGGCGGTTAGTTGTTCGGCGGTTGGCACTGTGATTGCGGTTTCCATTAGGCAGCACCTTTCGCGTTCTCAATGCCGAGGCAGCGTCGGCAGTAATTCACGGCCCGCACGACGTGTGACCGCGATAAATCGCGCGTCTTGCAGTAGTCGCTTTTAAACATTGCCTTCTCTATGTCTGCCTCGGACTTGCGCCAGTTGTCCGTATTGGCGAAGTCCGCTGGCAGCGCAATCCCCAGCCGTTCCGCTTCCTCTCGCGTCCAACGCACGATCTGTTCGACTTCGCGGAACCAGTACTGCGCCTCGCTAAAACTGTCTTCCTTGCCGCTACCTGTCATTTGCCTACCCTCGCGTCTATCCACTCCGACGCCTCTTGTCTTGATTTCGGTGTCTCTTTGCAGCCCAGCCGACGCAGGTAACTCAACTGCTTTTCCGTCGGCGGGTACTGCGCCATATACGCCGCGACATGGACGCTACCGGCTTTTGCCTTTAACTTCGCGCGCTCGTCCTGCGGCAGTCGCTCGCGCCACAGGATGTGAGCGGCCAAGCTCCCAGCTTCTTCGTTAAGCAACTGGATCACCAGTTTGTCTATCCATTCGTCGGTTAAGCACGAACTGTTATTGCGTCCCCGGCGACGCCGCGCTTGGTATTCGACGTTCTGCAAGACTTCCATTTCAGTCTCGCAACCCTCGCGCACCGCGTAGCAAAACAGGTTGATAATCGTGCTGTGCGTGTTGCGTGGGAAGTAGTTCAACCAGTCGCCTTGATAGTCCCAATTGTTAGTACGAGTATTCATTGACGGTTCTCCTTTCGCTGTATTCTTTTTCGGTGTATCTGCCGTTCGTCTCGCCGTACTCAAGCGCGCAGGAACCTTTCTTGCCCGTCGAGTAGAAGCGCACTTTCTGGACGTGAACGTTAACGCCTGCGGTTTGGCTGCTGGGACGGTGGACAACGATTCCGTAATCGGCCTTGTTGTAGAAGTGCGCTGAGTCGGCTATGTCGTAAAGCGTCGGCACTTCGTCCTTTTGGCCTTTCGCCATGAACTTTGTTGGGTGAGCCACAAGCCACGTGTGGATATTGTTCTCGCGCGTGAACCGGCGGATTTTGTTCAAGCCCTGCTGAACGAATTGCGTGTAGTTGCCGACGAGTTTCGAGGGCGGGTTAAGCTCAGACCACGGATCGAAGATGAAGCCATCAATGCCGTCGTCCCGCACCGCGTCGAATGCGTAAGAAAGCACGCCATCAACGCTCATGTCCTCATCGGGCACCTGCGCGAACTGGAACGCTTCCGGGAACGTCTCAAACGCCCATTTAAATTCTTCGTCCGTCGCCGCGCCGTCGGCTGCCACGAATGACGGCTTGCCGGTGATAATCCGCGCTAGATCGCAAGCATGCTGTTCAATCGGCTGCGTCTCGAACGAACAGAATAAAAACTTCCATTTCGACATTAGCGCCAGGTTGAAGCAGAGCGCGTTCAGCCACGAACTTTTGCCGTGCGAGGGGATGCCGGTAACAATCGTGAACAAACCCTTACGCGGGCGATACAGCTTGGCCACGTTATCCCAGCCGGGATGTTCGCCGGTAGTGGATGGCATTTTGCGGTAGGCGTCAGATCGCTCGTACAGTTCACCGAACTTGAAGCGGCGCGCCTTGCGCTCGGCGTATCTGTCTTCCAGCGCGGGTTCTCCGTCCTTCGACTTTGCAGGCTGTGAGGGCTGGGGCCTTCGCTGTGGATCGTAAAACTCAATCTGGCCGGCCAGCGCTTTCGAGAGCGTCATTTGGCCGTACGTGTCGCCATTGCCGTTATGTCTAGCGTCCCATTTGTCGCGCATTAGCCGAGACGCGCGAAACATTGAGTCAAGCACGTCGGCTCGGTTCTCGCACCAGAAAGCCAGTTTTGAACACAGCGCCAAGTCTGCTGAAGAATCGTCGCCGTTGTAGTCCGACGTGTCACCGTGGAAGAGACGCGCGATTGACTGGCCGTTCTGCGCGGCAAACGCTTTCTTCAGCCGGTCGTCAACCGTCAACGCGATGACGGACGAATGGTGGCTGTGACCGCTCCCGTTGCCATTCTTCAGCGCGGCCTTCGCCTTGCGAATACCTTCCACGATCTGGCGCAGTTGCGCGGTGCGATCCTGAACCGGAATAAAATCCGCCCACGTCGAACCCGTGACGGTGAAGTAGCGCCCCTTGTTGTAAACTTCGATTCCGGTTTTCGAGTCCTTCAGCGCTTCAGTAAATTCGGCCTTCACCAGAACGTGAATCCCAGAACCCGACGGGGAAAGCTCGGTGTAGGAATCCAGCAACTCAATCACGCGCGCGCCGACTTTGCTAATTCGGAGTTCACCGTGTTCGTCCACGTCAACGCAGTTGTCCACGTCAACCCCAACGATGCCGCTTTCGGGGGTGAACATAAACCCCAGTCCGTCGAAGGACGAGCGCGCCGTGTCCCACGCATTTAGCGCGTCCTTGAACGTCGTCCACGTTTCTGGATCGTTGCTCTTGGCTGCGCTGCCGTTCGCCTGCATAGGCAATTTTGCCCACTCAGCGCGGCCCGTGCTTTCGTCCACTTTCCAGATATAGCGCCACAGCACCCACTGTTTCAGCTCTTGCAGGTCGGCGGGTATGTTGGCGATCACGGGACGAATTGCGCTCGGTCGTCGGTTTTTATCCAGGTGTCGCATTAGCTGTTTGCTCCTTGCCGGTGTGTTTCGTAATTCTCAATCAGCCAGCGGTCGTATGCGTCCCACTGCTCGATCACGTAGTCGGGACGTGGGGCCACAGTTCGCTTGAGTACCTTGAACCAGAATTCTTGAAACCACTCCGGCCGTCCGCCTTTGTGGTTTTTGGGGTCAACGCGCGAGCCAACCCACTGCCCGCAGGTTTTTACCTGCTCTCGCAATTTCCAGTTAGTTTCTAGAATTGGCTTTTCCCACAGTTCGCAGGCTTTCAGAATAAACCGCTCTCCCATCGTCCACTGAGGTTCTAGGGGTAGGGGAGTGTCAAAGTCGTCGTTGGGACCACAGAGCGCTCTTGGGTGTGTTCCGTTCTTCCCGTTTTCGCGCGCGCGCTCTCTCTCTGGTTCTATGGGCTGGTTCATGGGCTGGTTATTCCTTATATGCGCACCCAAGTTTTGGGTAGATTTACCCAAACTTTGGGTAACTTTACCCAAGTTTTGGGTGGAGTCACCCAAGTTTTGGGTAATTTCCCCAAAGTTTGGGGAGCTATCTAAAGGACTTCCCAAATCTTGGGTAGCAGCCTCTTTTCCGTTACCCAAAACTTGGGAACTAGCTTTTCTGCCAGACTTTTGCATCGGCTGGCCGGTTCTTTCGGCTCTTGACTGCCAGGGTGACAGTAGGCGCACAATTCGCCCCCCGTGGTCGCCAGTTGTGACGGTGATAAAGCCCATTCGTGCTAATTTCCGGTCATGTTCGTTTACGTGGTCTTTTCGTATACCCAAATCTTGGGAAGTCTTTTCAGGTGATACGTTTGTCTCGCCTGTGTCCTGATCGGCGCGGGCGCAGTAGTAAAAAAGTATCTGCTGCGCTGATAGCGCAATATCTAACCGCTTCATAACCCATTCGTCGGGTATGTAGGCCATTACTTATCGCACCTCTTAGCGCTGAATCAGCCTGCGTGTCTCTTGTACTTCCTGTGTCTTGCGTGGGCGTTTATCGAGCCGTGCAATCACTCGCGCCTGCGTACTCATTGTGTCCCGCAGCATGCGGATATGGCTTTCGTCTTTCTGGGCGCGAATCCAGTAGCCGACAAGGCCGCCGGCAATGAACGCGGCGGCGCCAACGAGTACCGTGACTGCCATGTATTCGTCGTAAGGATTGGTGAGTAAGTTCATAGAGCAACGCCTTTCGATAGGGTAGGGCTGGCCGGTAGTGGGTGGCCGGTAAGTCCTGTGTGTTGGGTGGCAGCAGGCCGGAATTTAACCGGCTCGACTTAAACGAGGGCTTGGATTTTCGCCTTCCGGCTTACAAGAGGCATCGCTTAATCGCGCGTCTATCAGCAAGCCATCAACGCGCCGCATTACCAGTTACCTGGTGTCCTCTCTCGTTCCCATGTTGATTCATGGATGCCCTCTCTACTTGCTGTCACTATTCCCCCGCTCTAAATTGCCGGGGTATTCGTCACGCCTGAGCGACGATCAGACGTTGCGTGTCGCCATCCACGCCGCTGCTGCCGTAAATCAATAGTTGTGAAAGAACGTTGCCGGTTACTCTCGTCCGGCGTTGCGCGCGACTCACGAAGCGGCAACAGGTGGGGTTTCTTTCGATCCCAATCGTCGCCTTTCAGTTTCACAACGCCACTACTAAAGGCGAACTTGGTTAGGCGCTGTGGCAGTCTCAACCTTTCGGCCTTCCTGCCCCACGGCCTCTGCACCCGAAGGCTTTATGCCGCGTGGTATATTTGAGAAAGATCGAATTGGCGGCTGTATTACGGCCGTTCCGCCCGTCAGGGCGTCTCTCTGTACTGGCGTTTTACCCGACTCTGACGCGCCTTGCCGCCAAACTGGAAGGGAGCAAATACACCCTGACACCAGAGCCTCCATAAGTTCTGGGAATCACTCTCGGCCATTCGGCGCTTTCGCGCAGGAGTCCGTTTTGCTGTAGCCCGCTCCCTATAAATTCAAATATCAAAACGCAAAAAGGCCGCTGGCAAAATCGTCAAACAGCCACGTAAGACGATGCGAGACCAGCGGCCTTTTACCGCAAAATAATCTTTGAATCTCGCTCGTCTCACGTGGCATTTTTACGGTAGCACATTAACAAGTTTGCAATCAAGCACAATTTGCAAGTTCGCAAAGAATCTTGCAACTACTTGACGCTACGAGACTACCGCCGGCTCGGATAACGCACGCGCGGCTGTCAATCCGTTTTCGGCCTCGTACCGAATCAGATAAAGCAGTTCGTCGCAGTTGGTAGGCGACGTGCTGGCCAGTTTGTAAATGCGTTGAAGTACGATTGTGAGTTCAGCGATTTTGGTTGAATCGTCGTCGAATAGTTGCGGGGCTGTGAGTTTAGTTGTGTTCATAATGGTTTTCCTTTCGGTGTCAAAAGTTGGTACGACTTGAAATATAGTCAGTTGTAGAATATTGTCAAGCGATATTTTCTACAGTTGACGAATTCGCATTGTTGAGATATAAATGCGCCGTTACAGTAGGAGTGTCACGCTTATGGAGAAACTACTTTCAGTTGCGGAAGCCGCCCTAGCGCTTGGCGTACACCGCACCCGTATAAACCAACTAATAGAAAGCGGGGACTTGCCAGCCACCCGAATTGGCAGGGCTTACGCTGTTCGTGAAAGCGATTTGGCAAAGGTGAGAAATAGGCCGTCGCCGGGCCGTCCAAAGAAAGCGGCGAAGAAAGGTAAGAAATGAACACCACGACAAAGCGAGGCAAAGACTTAAAAGTAGGCGATAGAGTGATAGCGGACGCAACGGGCAAGACGTTGACTATCAAAACCCTCAATCGCGGCATAGTCCCGAACAGCCGACTTGCTCAATACAAGGGCGACGCGGACTGGTCAACCATCGCCAACGATCACTGGTATATCATTGCCGCAGGGCCAAAGAAGGGGGCGAGATGACGCCAAGAGAGCGAGCAGAAGCAATACCGGCAACGCGGTTCACCCTCAGAGACGCATGGATTGACGCCATTGAGCAGGCCATTATCGCAGCCGAAGACACCGCATTTAAGGCGGGCGCCGAAAAGGAACGGGCCGCCTGCCTGCAAATAGCCGCTAACGCTGAGCGCGAGTACGAGACGCGCCGGCAAAAGTATTTGCAGATTGCGGCTAGTGAGATCAAGAAATCTATCCGCGCCAGGGGGGACAAATGAAAACACTGCATACCATTGAACACACGCAGGACGGGCTAACCGTGAAGGCCACGCAGCAGCACCGCGACTCATACGACGGTGGTAATTACTATTGGGTCATCACCAATGCCGCCGGCCATATTCTCAAGGCCGCGCACACAACGTCGAATATTCCAGGCAAACTGACGCCCAACGATCTGGCCTCAATACTTCAGCGCGAACTGCGCTGGCTTGACGACGAAGACCGCGAGCTTTACGGCTTGAGCAAGGAGGCAGAATGAACACCTGCATGCACTGCGGCGTAGGGATTACCGCAGAGAACTACAATATGAAGAAGAGGCCAAGAAAGGTTTTTATCTGGGCGCCATTACTCAGTTTCACGGCGAACAGGTGGTGATATTTAAAGCCTCGGGGAAATGATTTTGCAACAGCGTGGGAGGGGGAAGAGTGAAGGGCAGAGAAGAAGAGATCACCTATATGGGCGAGACAATGAGCATTGCCGCCTGGGCAAGACGGCTCGACATTACACCTAACGGGCTTGTCTACCGACTGAAAAGAATGTCCATAGCCGAGGCGCTTACAACGGAAGTAAAAGGCGCGCGCGGGCCTAGAATGCTAACCTATAAAGGCCAAACCCTTTCACTTGCAGACTGGTGTTGGAGATTAGGCTTGAAGAAGTCTACAGTTCAAAACCGACTCAAAGGCGGCTGGACTGTGGAGCAAGCGCTTGGAGAGGAACCAAGACTTGGCAGAATAATGAATCCATCAGATCGAGAGTCTATAAGGCGTAGATTACTAGAGAAACTTGAAGCCGCAGTGGCAAGCAATAATCCTTGTCAACTTGAACCCGAAGAAGCCCGAAGGGCATTGGAATACGTACAATCGACGATAAGAAGCAAAAAAGGGGGAAAGATATGAAAATGATAAATATCAAACTGGAAGTCGGCCAAGCAAGAATAACCGGGGAAGACTTGCGGGATATATCGCTACCAGAATGGATCACCCTGGTAGCCGGGATTTTAGGGGCCGCAAAAGTTCACGTTGACGAAGAGTCATGGCAAACGGTTCTCACGATGGCGATGGGGATTGGCAGCGCACCGCATAGCACCGTAGCCGATGAACGGGTGAAAGCAATGGGGCCAGGGGAATTTTCCACGCTTGAGCCAAAATAATTTTGCAACGTTTTTGCAACGATCTATTCACTCTCAAATGAACTACTTGAACTCTATGCACAACTCAGAAGGCCGGGAAAATGATTTATAAATCTCGCAAGCCTGTGAATATTGACGCTAATTTGCCCGTAACGGTAACACGTTCACAGGGTTGCAAAATAGCTCACGGCCTCACTACCGTCCCATCCTTCCTTCTGGTAGTTCCCCAGAAGTGGACGGATTTAACCGATTCCGTTTAGTAACTACAACCATTCGACTTGCCGCCAGTTTGCGGGCCGCTTTCAAGCCCGCCTGGCGGTTATTTGCAACGTTTTTGCAACGTTTGTTTCCACCATAAGTTCTCGCGCTCGCTCGTGATCCAAAAGCGAATAGCTCATTGTCATATGCGGCGACGAATGGCCCATTAAAAGCGCTATCTCGAACGGGCCGAAGCCTGCCAGTTCCCACCGATGCTTGGCTGTGTCACGCAGCCAGCGAAGCCAGAAACCGGCAAGCCCCACTTCTTCGGTGAGAGTCTTCCACGCTCCCCGTATCGAGTCGCGCGGATAGACTTTATCCCCTGGCAACTTCAGGAGCGCTTTGTAATAGGGCAACGCCCGATCCGAGATAGGAACAATGCGCGTCTTGGGTTGAGCCGACGTGCGCCGCCGCCCACGCTTATACGAGATTACTTCTACGCGCCGGCCTGCTATATCCACCTGCGACTTTTGCATTGCAAAGAACTCTCGTGGCCGAAGGCCACCCTCAACGAGTATCACAATCGCCGCTTCCACTTCGTGCCACTCATTGCTGCTGTTCCTGCGCTGTCGCCTGCATGCTTCAAGCAAGCGCTGTTCGTCCTCGCGGCTCAACACCTGCTTTGTAAAGCGCCCGACTTCCAGCCGCATTACCGAAGCACAGGGGTTCGTCGTCCGCAGCCCTTCGGCAATCGCCAGGGTGAAGATAGACGATAGACAGTCAAGGATATTGTTCACCGTCTTCGGCTTTACCGTCCCGTCTGTCCGCTCGTTCTTCCGCTTCTTCTGGCGTTGCTTGAAAGCCTCGATTTCAAAAGGCGAAATGTCGGCTATTAGCTTGTCGCCAAATTCGGGCAGAAGAAGTTTCAGCGCCCACTTGGCGCCGTGCCGATAGTGGCGGTGGTTCTCTTCGGCTAATGGCCGGTATCTCTCTTCCACGAAGCGTTCAAATGTCCACGGCTTTACGCGGGGCTTGAATATCGGCTCACCACGAATGGCAAGCTCTATGGCCCTAGCCTCGAACGCTTTCGCTTCGTTCTTGGTGCGGGCCTTCTGTTTAGGGTTGTCGGGATTGCGAGCGCGTGAATAGCTCTCAACCCCGTTGATTTGGAATTTCCAGTACCAGGCGGTTTTCGTCTTGCCGCCTGATACCCATTCTCGTTCAAAAACAGGCATACGTAGTTCTCCGGGATATGCCCGCCTTCTGAGTGTGCGGGCGCATGTTGCGCGAAGTGGGGATTGCTGGCAAGGGAAAGGCGCTCTGTATGTAAGAGCGCCTTATCTGAACTTTCCGAGGATTTCTTACACAGGGATTTTGTTAAGCGCCTGCGCTTTGCGCCACCGCCTCTACTTTATGGCTATCATTCCATCGCGCAACGGCTTCTTCGATTGTGGGGTGACGTTCAAATCCTCGCCCGCCTCGCTGGCGTCCGTGAAAGGTGAGAGTCAGATATTTATTGCTTCGGGGACTGATTTCGATTCGGATCGCATAGTGATGTGCCGCAAAGACAAGTTGGGTTAGCTTGTCAAAGTCGTAAGTGGAAAAACTGCCTCCATATCTAATGTCTATGTAGAGATTATTCGCCCAGTCGGCTTCGCTGACACATTTGGATATGTGGTAGATACCAGCAAATACGTCATCAAGCAGTTCCGCCACGCGCACGCCGAGCGGTGACAATTGAACCTTTAACGATTTTTCGATCCATTTAGCGCCTTCGTTCATGTCTATCTCCTTTGCGTTGTTCTGTTAAGACTTCGGCGGCACTAAACGGCCACCACTTCCGAATGTTTCTCGCGCCAGGCGTCTATCTCACTCTTACGGAACCGCAAGTGCGGCCTTTCGTGGCCTGGTGGCTTCAACTGCCGATGGGGTATCAGCCGCTTGCGACAGAGCGCCCACACCGACGAAGGCGACATACCGAGATATGCCGCCACTTCTTCAGCCGTCCATTCAACCTCAACGCCTTTCGCTTCCAGCCTGGCGCGCGCTCGCTTTACCCGTTCGCTGTTTGCTGGCATGGCTTTCCTTTCGTCGGTTGTTTAGTTTACTTTCGTCGGGTAAGAGTGCCGTAAACACGGCCTTGATAATCGCGGTGCGCTGCGTCTCGTCGGTTCGCTCGTCCACGATTACGGATTCAAGCGCGCGCAGCGCTGTGGATACTTCGCCTTTTGTCAATTCCATAGCTGCACCTCCTGTAAGCATAGAAAGAAATGCCCGCGTCGTCACTGGCGCGGGCATAAGCAATGTGGTCAATCAGAATGGAATTTCATCGTCCTGCTCAGCGTTCTGTTCCGCCAAGCCTTCGCCAACTTGCTTGATATATTCAATCAGTGCTGACGCCGATTGCTTGCTGATTTCTTCCATTGGACAATGAAACTTTGAGTGGCAAGCATCTTCAGCGCTTATGCCCATCTCTCGCGCCGTCTTGCGAATCAACCACAATTGCTTGGGTGTAACTAGGTCGCCAAGGGTTTTAGGCTTGGGGTCGGGTTCTGGGTCGGCGGGCCGCTGTTGTTTTGAAGGTCTGGTAGTTTCGTTTTCGCCCTCAAATTGGCCGGATTGTTCGCCCTTCTTTCCGAGAAACTGAACGTCGCTTGCATTCAATTCCAGAGTCGAGCGGGTTTGGCCTTCGCGGTCGGTGTAGGTTTGAAGGGATACACGGCCTTCCACGTAGACTTGCGAGCCTTTAGACAAATACTCATTCGCCAACTCCCCTTGCCGGCCCCATGCCGTCACCCGAAACCAAGTGGTTGTCTGCTGCTCACCGCGCTTCTCAGTCGTCGCCACGCTGAATTTGCAGATCGCCGTGCCTGTCGGCGTGTATTTAAGTTCGGGGTCGCGCCCCAGATAGCCAACAATTGTGACTTTGTTAAAACTGGCCACATCCCCTCCTATTTTTTGACATCGTAAAGGTATTTGCCCAAGCCAAACATAGCCGCAGCACGCCGTAGCGCCTGCGCGGAAGCGTTACTTGACGTATCGCCGTAGCCGCTCACTTCGTCGTCTTCGATTCCGGCTGCCTCGCGGTGGAAGTCGCCTTCCTCTGCGGGGATTGTGAGCCGAATAACGACTATAGTTTGCGTCCCAGAACCGTTGATAGAACGAATTTCCTGTGTCCAACCAGGCGCAAACCAATCCAAAATGTCCACAACCTTATGCCAAGGCACATAGGGGATATTATTGCTCTTAATAGTCTTGGTTTTAAGAATGTTGTCAGGAATGCCTTTTCTCAGGTCAGCTTGAATGTCAGCCAACGGACGCCGATACTTCGGTCGGTTCGCTGGATCGAATCTCATTTGCTCTCGTTGCTGTTTTTGTTCTGCCATAGTGTTGCATCCTTCCAGCGCACTTGTGGTATATTGCGCTTGCTTATACGTAGTCTATGAGGGCGAGATCACACCGTTTCTGTGATCTCGCCCTCATTCGTTTCTACCGACTTGGGAACCGGGCCGAGTTCTGCTAACGCCTTCCATTCGGGATTTTCAGCCAGAAATTCCGGCCACTTTGCCCCAAAAAACTTCCTCAAAATTGGCGCAACGGGAATACCCGTGCGTTCGTGAATTCCAAGCACCTGATCCGCCACCACAACCGGCAGCGGACAAGCCAAGTTCTTAAACTGTCTGCCTCTCTTCATTTATCTGATTACCTCCACGCGGAATAATATGCTAATATATATCGGTAGTCAACGGAATAATCTGTAAACTTATTTGCGGTTGGCGACTTCTTGTAAACTTGTTTATGCGCTCTTGACTGTTTACACGAAAACAGGTAAATACTTGACGCGTTAAACGGCATTTCCCCAAGTAGTACCCCACAATCGCGGTTTAGACAGGGAGGCAACGTATGAGCAAGGTGATGGCAGAAAAACCGAAGGTGAAGCCTGCGGGTGAAGAGGACTTTCCTCCACGGGTATACGATCCTAAAACCGGGAAAGAGATTCCCCCAAAAGTCTACGACTCTGAAAGCGGAGAGGAAGTTCCGACACACCAATTCGCCGTTCGTTTCAATATTCAAGAACAAATAAGGTACGCCAGAGCGCTTCTGCTAGCACAGGGGCGCAACAAACTGGCAACCAAAACCCATGTAAACAGAGAGTTGATGGGCCTGCAAAGATACGGATTATTCACGGACGAAGAAATTGAGGAATTCCGGGGCAGTGCGGAACCCCCTGCGATTTTGGTAAACGTCCCTGATTCCTCAGAAATCAAGGAGGCCAAGACACATGCTAAGGGTAGTAAAAGAGCAAGAAAAAAAGAATGACATTCCTAGCCAAGTGCGAATTCAATTTGCCGACGACTCGTTATCACCGGACGCCATGTCCGGTGATTTCGCGCTTGTCGCCCCATGGGTTGCTGCCAAAAACGACGACTTGGTGGTGTACCAATATCAGGGAAAATCTTGTGCCCGGTGGTGGCGTCTAGCCGGGGACAACGTTGTAGTATCAGACGCCGAAAACAATCAAGAGACTCTTCCACTGGCCGACGTGCTGGTAATCGGTGTAGTGGTAGAGATTAGACGGTCACTGCTGCATGGTCGTCAATACTCTCAACTAATAGCACTTATAAGCGCACTGTGCGCGCCGATCTTTTCGCTATAGCTTAGCCTTGGCAACAATCCCAGAACCCACAATCACTGGCCTCGTGATAAAGCCCTATACTATCTCCTATGCGTGTCCCCACCACGCATAGGGAAATGTATATTTCCGTACCTAGTTCACCTCTTGTAAACAAATTATCTTGTAAACGTGAATTATTCTGGTATATTGCCGACAGAATAATTTTGCACGCAGATTGAGAGGTAAATATGGACAAACGAGAAATCAGACTCAGAGAAGCCCTAAGAAACGCACTTGGGGCTTGGGTAGCCGACACGGCAGGGGAAACCAGCAGCCCCGCTGTTTACGCTGAAGCAGAGGCCGCCATTGCCGAAAGCGAAGCCGCCACATCGCCACACCCGCTTGAAATCACCCACGCCATTCTGCAAGCCATAATGCCGCACTTGTCACCCAACAAGCGTTCCCTGTACTTGCCAAACCTCAACGCCGCAATGCAGAAGTTCGAGATAAACACACCCCTGCGAGTCGCTGCGTTTCTGGCGCAGATCGCCCACGAGTCCGGGGAACTGTTTTACATGGAAGAGATTTGGGTGCCGACGAAGGCGCAGAAGGGCTACGAAGGCCGCGCCGACTTGGGCAATACTGAAGAAGGGGACGGATATCGTTTCCGTGGACGTGGCCCGATTCAGCTTACTGGACGCGCCAATTACAAGAAGTATGGCGACTTGCTGGGCGTTAACTTGGTTGCGGATCCTGACCTGGCCCAGACTTCAACATGGGCGTTTCAGACTGCCGGCCTGTACTGGAATTCGCATGGTTTGAATGAGTTGGCCGATCAGAACACCGACGAAAGTTTTAGGCTAATCACCAAAAGAATCAATGGGGGCTTTAACGGCTTGGCGGATCGGCAGAAGTATTACGAGGCTGCATTGCTGGCGTTGGGGGTAAAGTGACTAAATCTTACAATTTTCAGTGCTGTGCGTGCGGCGTAAAGAAGACAGAGAATGGAAACTCTCTCTGTCACGCACGCGCTAGACTCCACAGTCGGGGGTGGGCTTCTACTTCTATGGACAGCAAAACCGCCCAAGATATTTGCGGCAAGTGTCTTCCAAAGCACCCAAGCTACGAGCCGGGAAGGCCGTTTAAGCAGTCCGTATATGCCGGAATGTTCAACAGGAAAGGGAATCAATGAAATTTACAATAACCGAAGTCACACCAGAGCAATTCAAGGAAATCATCACCGAAAGCGCCGCCGTGGAGCCGGTGCGCGGGGAAGGCGTCGGGAACTACCACGGCAGGATGATGAATATAGCCGCCAAGACGCCGCCAGACTCACACCATTCCGCGTACCAAAACGGCGTGAGCGCCGCCCGTGAGGCCGCAGCGTGGATTGCTATTGAGGCAGACGCCCGAATCAGCGAACTTGAAGCGCGCTTCGAGGCCATCGAGGACGCGTTAGAGGACGCGGGGGCGCCCGGAGCGACAGAGGCGAAGGCGCTAGACAATGACCCGATTATTGAGCGGATAAAACTGTGGGCTATTGCGCAAGATAGTCCTAGTGAACTAAAGGCGCGGGCGGATGAAGCGGAAAGAGAGCGAAATGTGGCGGTCTTTCAGTTCAACAACTGGAAAGGTCGCGCCATTGAAGCCGAGAAAGAGCGCGACGAGGCGAAGCACAATGCGAACGTTGTTGCGGGAGCTATGCGGAATTTGGTCAAGGAGCGCGAACAAGCGTACAAAGACATAGATATGGCCCGGCAATACGCCGAGCAGGCAGAGGCGCAGTTGACCGAACATAAGAATAAGTATCTTCACACTGCTGAGGATATGGAATTACTTGCCGCGACGTTAAATAAAAGCCGTGCGGACATAGCCACTCAGCGCGACGAGGCGATTGCGCGGGCAGAGGCAGCGGAAAAGCGCCTAGTGGCATTTAGGAACGACATTGCCGCATCTCCCTTCCAGTACTGAAGGCACATAAATCGTCAATCAGGCAGGCGATAAAGCCGATGCAGCATTTGCTGCCATTTCTTATAACTGCCGTGACCTTTGGTTGGGCGGTATGGCCTGTCAGGATTTCGGAGGCGGCCAGTCGAGAATTTCAATACTGGCTCCATGAACTCAAAGGCTATCGCGGAGAGTAATGATTGACAATGGCCAGAGGGCGGCGGGATTCTGACAAATCCTTTGCCGCCAGTAATCCTCTCAGAGGAAACGCACACTAACGGTTATTAGTTTGCGTTTTTATTCGGTAAGAAATGGAGAGAAAATGAACAAGAAGACTTGGCCTTATGGCACCAAGAAACATGGCACTGTAATTCAAGCCTCCCGCGTCCAGGGTGGTTTCAATCTGCTATTCATGCAATCTGGGGAGAACAAAACAGAGGGGTTCTTTCTTGTCTTCGACCACGACCACGTGGAAGCCAGCAAGGCGCGAGCGGGCGACAAGGGAGTAATCACTTTTACAAAAGGCGGGCCGACTGGCGGCTATTGGGATTACAAGATTGCTGTCGCATACCCACCCCGCCACACGCGCGGGTGGGATGAACTGAGGCTCTATGGCTAAGCAAACAAGAGACTGGGCATGGCGAAGGCTGTTAGGCGTGAGCGGTGAGGGCAACGTGAGGCCGCTAAACTACCGGCGCCCTGACTTTATGGAGAATAAGCAGGGCCGCACAGTGAGAATGCACGCGCCCCATCCGACGAAGGCCGCCGCTGATAGATTCTTCGCGCTGACGAAACAGGTGGAGAACTACAATGGTAATCCCTGCGTAGTCTGGCAAGGTGGCGATACGTTCAGGGTGGACGATGACACCGTTACGACGCCAGCGCGGTTCTACTGGGAGACGATGAAGGGTGAGAAGTTGGCAAAGAATGACGTGTTGCGGCGTGGGTGTAAGACGCCGCGTTGTGTGAAGCATAAGGAGAAACGATAGTGGCATCTCGCGTTGTAGTTTGGTTTTCCTGCGGCGCCGCCTCGGCGGTGGCAGCGAAGTTTGCCATTGAGAAATACGGCGACCGCGCCGTTATCGTCCATTGCGATACGCGAGCAAGTGAGCATCCCGACAACCGCCGATTCTACGACGACGTACAGCGATGGCTAGGGCGGGAGATTGTCACTATCAAGTCAGCAAAATACGAGACTGTAGACGACGTAATCGAGGCGCGCCACTATCTCGCTGGCGTAGCGGGCGCACCCTGTACGGTAGAGCTAAAAAAGGTTCCACGCTTCGCGTTTCAATTAGCGGACGATTTACACATCTTCGGATACACCCTAGACGAGAAAAACCGGATTGCCAAATTCGAGAAAGAGAACCCTGAACTAAACCTAGAATGGATTCTCAGAGATAAGTACTACACCAAGAAGCGCTGCTTCTACGAATTGGAACTGGCGGGGATTAAGCCTTCTGAGATGTATCACCTAGGGTTCGAGAACGCCAACTGCATCGGATGTAATAAGGCGTCATCGCCCCACTACTGGCAGCGCACGCGGCTCTATTTTCCCGAAGTGTTCACTCGGCGCGCGGAACAGGGCCGCCGGTTCGGCGCAAGACTGGTCAGAATCAATGGGGAGCGAAAGTTTCTTGACGAACTGCCGCCCGACTCGGAATCGTCACTGTGGGCAGGTATTGAAGAGATTCAAGAGGATTTATCTTGCGGGCCGCAATGTAAAGCATAGACGACTGTAAACCCAACAGACGCTTTACAAACCTTAATTAAGTTTATCGGACGCGATAGATATGGTTTGAGAGATACTGTTTGTAACTTCTGTTGAGCGAGAAAAAGCCGCCACCGCCTAACCCCACGGCTCCACGCGAGAGGAAAGTATGAGTAGTTATTACACAGAATATCGCCCTGACGGTTGGCCACTCTGCCCTCAATGCGGTGAGGATGAGTTGTGGAGCAAGGTCATGATAGCTTGGATGGGCCAAGGTGAACGCCCAACAATGCAGCAATGCGTTGAGGGCGAAATGACTTGTTATGCCTGCAATTGGAATTCCTGGCGCGAGAAGCTGAATCAACCTGAATGGCCAACTGAGATTACTGAATAGCCGCTCCACGCGAGCGGTGGTAAATTGTGGGAGCGAGAGGGACGGAGTAATATAAAGCAATGAAACTATTTGACACGGTAAGAATGAAGGCCGCCTTGCTCGTACTTGCCGAGGACGTACGGCTTCGCGACGAGCGAATCAGACAACTCGAAGCCGAGGTAGAGCGGTGGAAGGCTATTGCAGCCGAGGCGGTGAAGAACGCAGACCGCGCGATTGAGACTGCGGCAGTCATCAACGCGCAAAGGAATGGAGGCAGAAGGTGAAAAGACTTGTCGCCGCAGTCCTAATCGCCGCCCTTGCCGTCGCGGGCCTCCTGCTCGTCAGATTCCACGGGCCAGGGGTAGCCGACGTAAAGACGACGCATCCGACGCCGTGGCCGTGATTACGTTATACCTCGATCCATCTGAACGATACACCAATCGAACAATCAGATTCAGCCTGGTGGCTCAAATCGCTATCCGAATAGACGACCTTGCGCAATCCTCTCAATCCGTCCTCGAAGATAAACGGCACGCCGGGGTGATGGCGATCCCAGAAGTCATGCAGGGTTTCGAGTTCGGAAACCTCCAGATTGCCAATCGAGTTCTCCCACGCCTCGAACGGTTTGCCATCTTTATCTTTCACCCTTGTCGGGCGTGAGCGATCCTCTGCCCTGCTCGAAAGTACCGTCTTTCGGCGATCCCACTTCAATGGCGCTGAGAGTTTCAACGGGAAGACCTCGAGTACGTCGATTTCCAGAATCACAATATTCGGCCCGTTCGTCGCTGCGATCTTCGCCGTTTGCCCGGTAAGGCTGGGAGCCGTCCAGATACCTGACGAGCTATTGATCGAGCCGATCGAGGCGGTCCAAGCAGTCGTGGAAGGCTTGAGAGCGATCGAGATCCGCCCTTGAGTTGAGGCGTTCGCCAGAGTGGCTGTTGTTGCGCCATACGCGCCCGCTGTGGCCTTTTCTCCGGTCGCCACGGCGAATCCCCCGCCATTGCCTTGCGTGCTGTTTACGTCGGTTCGCTCGGTCAGATTCGCCAGGTCGGTGTTTGCGTAGCCTGACGTCTGAGCCGTAGCCGAATCCGTGCCATTCGAAACAGCCAAGACGACCAGACAATTCGCCACTGTAGTCGTATCGCCAGGGATCGAGACCGACGTGGAGCTTGCTGCGGTGTTGCCGGATGTCACATCCCAGGGGTCACCCGTGTCGATACAGCCCCTAAACGAAAGAATCTGAGCGATAGCGTGATCGCCGGGGTCCGTCACGGTCGGAGCCGACTCGACCGCTGTGGCGCGCTTCCAAAACACACTAAGACTCGTTGCCGCCACATCGCCGGCAGTGCCGGTCCCTTGTGGAGAATCTGCCGTCGCCACCCAGCCCGATGGCGCGGAGACCGTCTGGTTAGCGGTCTCCACAAACAGAAGCATGATGTCTTTCTCTTGCAGCGCGGCGGGGAGGCCTGGGATCACGTTTCCTACGCCTTCGGCCATCGTGCCGGCTGCGACGAAGAACGGCAGCGCGGGGATATTCGTGTCGAAATCGATCTGCTCGGACGCTTTCGCGGCTGTGTAGCCGCTGGCGTTCGTGATGACCGCTGGGACCGTGACCATTATTTCGGCGATATTCGAATTGACTGCCGCAGTCGCCCGCACAATGCTGGTCCCAGGGAATGTATCCGCGGTGAACTCACTCTGGGTAAAACTTCCCCGCCCCGCCGAGACCGACCATGCGACCAGGTTGCCCGCCTGCGCGTCGTCGTAGTTCGCTTTAAATCGCCGCTTTTCGGCCGGCTGGAGTACCACCTTCCTGGGTCCGAGGGTTTCGAGCGGCGGAATGCTGACTACGGCGGTCGTCTTCTGTACCCCCTCGGCGTCCGACGAAGGCTCTATCTGTCCGGTTAGGATGTAAGTCCCTGGGACCGTGCCTCCGGAGTACGTTGTCTCCAAGGATGGCCCGGTTGTCGAGATCGTCCCATGGCTCGGCGCCGTAAATGTCACGGTCTCCGATAGACGCCAATCCCCTACCAATTTCGGGGGCAGGATTCTCGACGGCGCCGCGGCGTGCGGCTCGATGACGTTCGCGGAGTAAGACATCGGGTAGACGGTTTGAGTGGGCAGGCTTACCCGGGAGTTTAAAAGCGTCCCATTCCGATAGAGCCTGAAACCGTTCGCAAGCTCGATCTTGAACACATCTCCTGAAACGACCGAATAGGAGATCGTATCCAGCGTGACGAGCGCCTCATCTTGGATCACGATATTCGTCGTATTGACCGTGACTCGGTAAAGATAGAGAAACCCTATCGAATCCAGAATCGCCGCCGTCATATTGAAACTGCCGCTCGACGTAGGCCGAAAGTTATCGTCAATCTTCCATTCAATATGTCCGATCCCGCTGTACAGTTTATGCGCGCCGTTCCCCGCTACCGAGCTTTGCACGGCATCGACGTGGAGCGAGAAATCGTTAGCAATATCGCCGCTCGACGCCACACCGAACCACATGGCCGGCTGCGGGACCGCAACGGCAGTGAATTTCTGCCGGTCGTTCGGGTAAAGCGTCACGACTGGAGGGAATATCTTTAATCGGCTCAAGGTGTCAAAGCCTCCTGTCTCGGCCCGTGAGCCGCATCGGAATAAAGGGAATCTTCGAGTACCTGCAGTGCGACCTCGCAAGTGTCGGTTGACTGCTCGGCGCTCGTTAGGCTCACGGAAAGCACAAGACACAGTTGATATTCCCAATCCCCGAGCGGGTGGCTAAGCGTCACGAAGTCTCCGTGTAGTAAATGGATCGAGGTTTCGTCTCCGATCAAAGTGACGATATTCGGGTTGTCCGCTTCGAGCCTCGCCTGTCTCTCCAGCAGCCGCTGCGCCTGGCTCTGCCGCATATTCGGAAATGCGCGGACGGATTTGATTTCGCCGACCTGCCTGATTAGCTCCTCACGGCGAACCTCAACTGAAGTCATTCCGAGAAATGGATCATCGTAATCCCGGAACTGTGCAACGAAATAATTGGGGCGCTCCCGCAGGTCTCGCGGCTGGAGGTTGATCGTCCCAGTAATGATATTGCTCTCGTCGAAATGATGAACGGGCGTTCGGTCTATCGGGGCCAGAAAGACAATCTGTTCGCCCTCGTCTTGCCACCACGCGCCGGCTGCCGCGCATATCTGATCGAGCGCATCGGCAAGGATGGCGTCTTGGGTGAACGCCATATGGCCTTCAAATCGGGGAATCGACACGGTAGACGTGCCGTTGTCCCAACTGATAGTGGCGTCGTTGTAGTCGGCCCACCCCCGCCATGTCTCCCAGTCGATTTTGCCATACAGCTTGATTCGGGCCTGCGTGGTATCCCCGGTCTTGCGCTGGTAATACGCAAGGGTTCGGTCCACCGCCTCGCGTGCGGGATTGGCTGAGTATCCATAGCCGTTGACATTGCCGACGATGCCGAAGTCGAGAAGGCGGCGCCCCTTGTAGCGGCCCCTGATCTTATCCGGCCTGTCCTCGGCATTAGCGACGGCATCAGTCAGTTTGACCGCAATGTAAGCAGTTCCGCTGTAGGCAAGCCCATTAGTCAGAAATGCGTCAACCGGTTGATTGCCGGTTGTCACATCCGTGCTGATATAGCCATTGTGGAAGCGATAGCCTGCCGTTGAACCGTTCGGACTGACACTCTGGGTTGCTCCGGCGTAGTAGACAGTCAATGCGCCGTCCCACTCGCCAATGTCGCCCCCGTCACCCTGCCCCTCCCCTAGACCAACGTAGATAATCGAAGTGTTTGGCGTACCGGCCGTGAACTTGTGAAGGATCAAATTGCCAGCAATAAAATTCTCGCCATATACTATCGCCAGCAACCCGCCGCCATCGGATATGAACTCCTCGATCTGTTCAGACGCTTGCGCGACAGCCGACGATGTCGATCCGCCTGAGATATCACCGGATTGAATACTGGAAGGGGTCTCTATAAGGCCAACCGATTCGCGGCCATCGGGGCTAGAATTGTCGAGAAACGGCAGCGAGCCGCTTTCCTGAAATGGTGATACAAAATTTGTCGGCATTCAATCGGCCTTCAATCGCGAACTGCTTTGGAAAAACGCATATCCACCGAACTTTGCGCGCTTGAGCGAGGCTCCGACGCCTCCCCCGTGCCGCCCCTCGCAGCCCCCTGTGTGGTTCAGCAATAGATTGCAGGTGAGGAGAGATCCGGCATATCCGCAGGTGGACGGGTTTCTGAACTGCCACTGACAATTTAGACCTACCCGCCTGCGCGCTCCGACCGATACCTGAGCATATGGCTCACTGACACCCGTGAGCCGGGCGAAGTTCTCATCAACCGACAGCCCAACAAGTACGCCCGTCAGCAGCACCTTGTGGAACTCGGCCCCGCTGATCGAATCGCGCCAATACCGGCCAACCTGCGTATCCGCGCCATAGAGCGCATGATCGAGATCGAGAAATTCCTTGCCTAATTCCGTGTCCACGTTTTGCAGTTCGACAGTAGCCTGATCCGCGGATCGGGTCAGGCTCGACCTGATCTGGCTTCCCTGGCGTAGCTGAGGCGACCAGTTCAATCCATTAAGGAATAGGCTCGCTGTCGCAAAATAATAATCCCGTACTATGTCGCCGTTGTTGATGGACACCTGCAGCGTCGTGTGGGTTTCTATTTGCTTGTCTTTGCGGCCGAGCAGCGTCATCAGGCCCGCAGGCATTTTTCGCGGCATGTCACAGTTCCCTATTCGTCTGAGCCACCCGGACGTTGTTGACAGTGACGGCCCGCCCCTGCGTCGTGCTGCCACCTACGATGAATATTCGGGTTGCGTCTCCCTTGCCTATCACTACCTGCGCTTCGAGGTTGATCTCGATTGGCAATCCACCGCCCCCCATTGTCCCGCCGACGTCGAAGCTCCGATTCTCCGAAACGCCTGGCACGCCGGCCCGCTCGAATGCGTTCGACCCTGCCATTGATCGAATGGCGGCTTGCTGCTGCAGGTTCAGGATCTTCTCGCCTGGGTGGAGTATCGCGAGACCGCCCATCGTCGTTCCGCCCGTAGCGAACTGCGGTATCTGTTTTGCGAATATCAGCGCGTTCTGTTGGGACTGAGCCTGCTTAGCTATGCCTGCGGCTTTCCTGGCCTCTTGCGCAGCGATCTGTGGAACAACGTTGTCTTGGTAGACCTTTCTCAGATCGTTCACTTGATTCAAGAGCCGCGAGTCACGGACGGATTTAGTCTTGAGTGTGTTTATGCCCGCTCTGAATTGCCCGAGGATCTGGTTTTCAAATATGGCGCTAGCCTGGCTACCGTCTATTTGATCCGCGCCAATCGCATCGCGCAGTTGCGTAATGGCTTGAATGGCCTGCGTCAACATCTGGCCAGCCGCTTCTTCGTCGGCCTTACGCTGTTTGGCCCTGCCGAGCAACGCGCCTCCTATGAGCAGCAAGGGCGCCGCGGCGAGTCCGATAGGACCGAGTAGACTCCCCAACCCCAGAAGTGTCGGCGCGAATCCAGCGAGCGTTCCGCCTGCCGCGCCAAGGATCTGCCCGCCAACGCTTGCGCCGCCGAGGCTTGCGCCGAATGACAGGCCGAGCAGCGGGGCGGCTGCCGCAAAGGATTGGCCGAGACCACTCAGGAAAGAAGGCTTAGCGATACTCCCTGCTGTGCGCGGGACGGATGCGCCTATGAAGTTGCCGAAGTTTCCAGATGCCGCGGATCTCGTTCCGCCACCCAACCCGAATCCTTGACCGAATCCGAACGGCCCGAGCGAGATTGAACCTGGGGCGGATGCGCCTCCGGCCGGTGAAAGACTGCGGAAAAGATTAGTGAATGTGCCTCCACCCCCGCCTCCGCGACCACCAAATAAAGGCCCCAACACTTGGCCCACAAGATTCTGAAGCGCATTGCCGAGCAGATCGTTAAAGAAACCAAGTACGGCTTGCTTGAGGCCGTTGAAGAGATCGCGCACATTGGTAAATGCGCGGCTGACATTCGCCCCGAAGCGCTCGAAGGCGTCCCCGACTGTGTCGATCTGAGAGTTGAAGCCTTTCATGAAGCGCTCAGTGTCGGAGATTGCGACTCCGAGACGGTCATAAAGCTCTATCTCGTCGCGAAGGTCTTCGAGCAACGGATCGTTAACGGCAAGCAGTTTCTCCTTGAGCGCGAGTACTTCGCGCAACTGATTGGCGAACTCTCGGGCCGAACCTTGGCGCAGCAATTCCGCCTCGCCGCCTGTGAGTTGGCCGCGAGATAGCGCGTCTTGGATAAAAGCGCCCGAACGTCCAAATTGTCGCCGAGCCGCTCTCTGAAAGGCCTCACTGGATATGCCAGCCGCGGGACGCGCAGGCGTCGGCAAGTCGTCAATAAATTTAAAGTCCGCTCTCGGCCCAAGCGGCGCAAGCGTTTGATTCTTGGCGCGCTTGCCGCTCAGGAATTCCAGCGCCGCGAGTTGTGCGTCTTCGGTTCCCGCCGGCGTCGCGACTTGCAACAAGTTCAACTTGCGCCGTAAATCAACAATGTTTTCTAGCGTTCGCTGTGTCTCTCGGAGTTCGTCGGTTCGGATCTGTAGTTTGAACTCGCGCGACGAAGCCTCACGCAGAACGCCGATTTCGCGGTTGAGTTCCTTGACGGTATCGACGGCTTGCTCGACTTCGGTTTTCCCGGCTGCTGATCTGGATCTGCCACCACCGGCCCCGGCTCTACCGCCGCCGCCCGCCCCGCCTGCGGCCGCAGGCGGCGACTTAGCGCCGAAGAAAGCAAATCGGCTCGGCGCGCCCAATGATCCTCTAAAATTCCGAGGCGCTTCCTCGCCTGGAAGCATATTTCCAAAATTCCCTTTCGAGTTGCGGAAAGAAAAATCTCCACGAACTGCATTGGCCAGATCGGCATAGAATCCGATTCCGTTCGCCGCCGCCTGAACAAGTTGGCTGATTATCGGAATCGAGATTTTGCCGAGCGCGGTGAACGCAGAGGCCAGGTCGACAATAGCGTTGCGAAACTGGACGATCTCTTTTCGGTTGTCTTGCAGATGCCGGCTGAGCGTGTTTCCGAAGTCCTCAGCAAGGGGGATAATCTTTTCAAACAATGGAATCAGGAAGTCCGCCAATTCGCGGCCGATCGGTTCAAGCGCGATGTTTACCCGGTCACCCAACTTTTCAAACTTCGATCCGATTCCGTCCTGAACATCCTTGAACCGCTCGTCGATCCGACCGATAAGCCCTTGCAAGAATGTATCCATCGTGAGCTTGCCCGCATCCTTGAGCTTCCTCAGCTTCTCGCCGTCATTGGTTCCGAACGCCTCTTTCAAAAGCTGGTCGAAAATCGGCACAGCCTGGATGGCTTCCTTGATCTGATCGCGCTCGAAACCGCCCTGAAAAATCTGGATCAGGTTTCGAGAGAAAGTCTTGGCGTCAGGAATCTGAAAGACGGCATTAAGCCTGCCGATTGACTTGATCAGACTGTTGATGGTGTTGTCCGCGACAGTATTCAGAGCCTTGAATTGACCGAAAAGATCCGTCGCAAAGCTCGATGTCACGCCGGGACTGGAGGCGGACAGCTTTCTCAATTCGGCTATTTTCTTATTGGCCGAATCCACGCTGCCGGTAAGAGCCGCAATTGTCTGTCGAGTCTTATCGATGTCGATCGCGGACTGTAATGCCGCTTTTGCAATCTGCGTAAACGCGGCCCCAGCTGCGACCCCGAGCGCGGTAAAAGCCAGCGCTGCGCTATTGGCAGCGGAGCGCATGCTGTTAAGGCTGCCTACCGCTGGATCGAGAGCGGACTTAATCTTGCGCCCAGCAGCCCCGGCTTTTGCATTGATTTCGGAGTCATCAAGGGTAATTTTAAGTACGATCTCTCGCGCCATTCTCTTAATCTATCTGAGCCGCGCTATTTATTTTTCGAGATAAATGGCGCAGAATTCGCTTGTGAAAGGAGAGCTAAAGTGACTGAGAAACAAAAGATAATCCGAGCGACCTTAACCGGTCTTTCAGTGCTGGCGATCACGATTCCATTCTGGCTTTGGGTTTTTGATAAAATCTAGTCCGCTACTTGCGCTGAGTTCTCGCTTTCATCTCCGCTTCAAGCTGCGCCTGGCTTTTCTGGCCAGACTTCGGCGCGCTTGCTTTAGCCATGTCCTTCTCCTGATCCTTCGCCCGCGCATACTTCAGCGTCAAGAAAGCCTCCCACTCAATAGGCGTGTAGAAGTTCGGGTATTCAGTGGCGGCGCCGCCCTCGAACAGCGCCTCCATCCTATGAGCCTGGATCACGAGAGATGCGATGTGTTGAGGTATGGAGCCGGGCTTGGTTGGCAGCAGCTCGCAGCCGCCGCATATCGTTTCAATCGGCCGGCTCTTGTCCCTCAGCAGATATGTCACCGCGCAAATCTCTTCACCCTTGCAGGCTTCCCCACCCTTCTTCCTGCGGGCCTCAAAGTAGCGGTCGAAATACTTCTCGACCGCCCCAATCAGTCCGATAGTTGCGCCTCAAGATTGGCCATCAGGCATTGGATTACTTGGCGTTTCCAGATAGGGTCAATGACAGAGCGGAAGAGTTCAAGATTAGCGCCTACGTTTCCGTGGACCGTTGCGCCTTCGACTATTTGAATCAGCGCATCGTAAAGCTCGATATAGGCCCGCAGATTCGTCCGTATCCTCACCTGTGTTTTCTTGGCCCCCTTCACGTAAGACGTGCTCGACGCCGATCGTTTGAACTTCACGCGCTCAGCCTCTGTCGGCTCGCGCAGCGTGTGGAAGACGACGAAATCGGGCGCGCTTTTCTTGAGCCCGATGCTTTGCTTGACTGTCCACGTATCCGCCCCAATGCTCACCCCGTCCTCATCGCCTTCGACTTCACAAGTCGCTGCATACATTGTGTGGATGGCGGTTGATTTATGGCCTGGACGCATAGCCGCGCGCTCATCCTCCGTGATATCCCGCCATTCATCGGCCTCCTTGTAGCCCTTCACGGCAATCGCGATCTTGTCCCAGAGCCGCGCATTGGCGATCTCGTCATCGGTCTGGATCTCATCCTCGCGGCTGCTGATCTCGACGAGTTCATATTTGATCTGGTTTTCCCGGTCGAGCAGTTCAGCCAGGGTCGGCTTGCGCAGCTTGTGGTAGACGATTACGGGCGTTTCGGATTGCGGTCGGGCGTTGAATGGAACGTCGATATGATCGGCGTCGAAGGCGTAGAGTTCTGACATTTGCTCTCCTTGTGAGCCCTTGAAGGTTTTACCGGCCCGCGAGCGCGTCAAGGTTCCGCGTGATTTCCCGAGAGTGATCAACTGTCGGTAAGCGGGCCGATGCGAATGTGAAGGGAGAAGAT